CACTTGTGGCAGAGTGGGAATATCTCTGTCATGATGATTATGATCCTGAAGATCAAACTCCTGAGGAATATCGTGAAGAACTTCAAGATTTTACCCTAGAACAGTTGATAGAAGAAACTAGCACGGGTGAGGGTTATACTTTAGACGAATGGATGGAAAACTGGGGATAGTGTGCCAGTTGGTCAAAGTGTCCACCATTCTCCCCATGGGAGTCAATCCCGTGTATATTAAAAGAGTCAAAGGAGCACAACCATGCATCTCATCGATCATCTTGAATCTCAGGTCGAGTGGGGCAAAGTTTTTGGAGTCGTGGATTCTCTCTACAATGATCCAGGATTTTCTTCCAATGCTGATAACTTTGCCCGTGCAACTGCTGTTGAGAAAGCACTCGCAAAGTATTCTGGTTTGGTTCGTGTAGATCAAACTGGGTATGATTTTGTCTACGGTGATGACAAGATCGAGATGAAAATGGGCAAGAATTTGTTCTACAAACGTAAGGACATTCATGCCACTAAAAAGTTCAAGGTCAAATCTTTTCTCAGTGAGAAGAAAACTGTTGAAGATTTCAGGCAAACTAAAACCTTCGACTACATGTTGGTGGTAGATCTTACTGCTCGTCGTGTGGTAGTTGTTGAGGATGAGAAAGCACGATCTTTGTACCAAGAGGGTGCAGATGGTGCTATGATTGAACTCAAACTCGGTGACTATTATGAATGTGATCTTGGGAAGTTCAACGTAGTCAAACCTCTCACACTTTTGTCTGAAGGCATCAACAACGCAATCGAATCTTACCTGGAGTTCTGATCAATGAAAAACACACATCTGCAACACCCTGAAGATTCTATTCTGACTGGGGATCTCACTGTCCTGGATTGGTTCCTTGCTGAGAGTGATCTTTCCGTGAAGATTGACGGTTCTCCCGCTATTGTTTGGGGCACCAATCCTGCCACTGGCAATTTCTTTGTCGGTACGAAATCTGTCTTCAACAAAGTAAAGATCAAAATCAATGAAACGCATGATGACATTGATCGCAACCATTCTGGGGTTGTTGCTGATATATTACACCATTGTTTTGATTGCCTTCCTGATTTCGACGGGATTGTTCAAGGTGATTTTATTGGGTTTGGTGGTGATGATACTTTTTGCCCCAATACGATTACTTATGTCTTTGATGAAATAATTGATCAGAACATTATCATTGCACCACACACGTTGTATGCAACTGATGATGAAATGAAGGACTGCTATGTTATCAATGACATGGTAGGAATGGAAGAGTTTGAAGATACTGAGACCTGTAAGTTCGTGCAACCCCGTGCATGGCAACTTGATGAAGATTTCTCTGAGATTGTTGGTTTTGCACGACAGATGTCCCAGTTGGTTACTTTCGTGAATGAAAAGGAAGCAACTGAACTTACAAAACAACTCAATGCATGTATTCGTGAAGGTCGTGAAGTTGACCCTGATTCTTTCACTAACTCACGTTTGATTAGTTACTGGTTCCTCATCAAATCTATCAAGGAGGATATGCTTTATCTCTGCCGTAATAATGGTCCGAAAGCATACATTGACAACAAACAATGTGGTGGTGAGGGTTATGTTCGCATGAATGAGTTTGGTATGTTCAAACTTGTCAATCGTGAGCAATTCTCTCATGCAAACTTTAACAATGCGAAACACCAGTGTGCCAGTTGATTAAACTGTCCACTAATCTCCCCACGGGTATCAATCTCGTGTATATTAAAAGAGTCAAAGGAACACACCCATGACGATCACACAAACCAAACCACAATTTCTGACTGAAGCACTCATCGAAGTGCTGAACAATGAGTGGAAGGTTAATTCCATCGAATCTGGTCGTTCTGTTTATACTCAACTGGAGATTGAAGAGGGTCGAAAGTATATCAAAGTTTGGTCTTATTTGATGAGTGGAGGTGAAAGAACTAACGGACGTTCTTGCTGGATGTTCATTGATAAGAACTCAGGTGAATGTTACAAACCTGCATCATACAAAGCACCTGCAAAAGGTGTCCGCTATCTGATCACTCAACTGGCAGATAATCCTCACATTTGTGATGCTTACGGTTCGTTCCTGTATCTCTGATGAATGATCTTTTTCCCGATCTGCAACAACAACTGAACAAACTTACCGTCGTTCGTTATGACTGCTTCGTTCCCTATTCTCAGCAAAATGATTCACTCAAAGAAAATGATCATCGACGTGATCAAAACTTGCGACGACGTTGATACTCTCAACGCACAGGAAAAGTTTCAAGTTTTTTGCAAAGTTTGCGACAACTTGCTGGAAGATGGTAGAATCACCAAAGCAAATCACACTCGTTGGACTAACATCTGGTAATCATGAAGTGGGAAGTTAAATTGTATCAAGGTGGCAAAGTTTTCACTGAGGAAGTTTATGCAAACGACTATCAAGATGCAAAGGCAACTGCACTAGCAAGAAATCCCACGGTAAAGGTTATCGGGTGCAATCCTGTTTTCGATAAACCTGACCCTTTTGAAATTCACTCAAGTTCAACATCATCTTCCTCATCAACTTCTTCATCTGGGAGTGATATGAGTTTAGGTGATATGGGTGGAATGTTGGGATTGTTTGCCATCTTATTTGTTCTGTGGTTAATCATTGAGTATTGGTATTTTGTCATTCCATTGACAATTATCGGTGCAATTCTTTATTATTACGGTTCAAAGGAGGACAGTTGATGTAGTGGCACACTATCGGTTGTGCTGCCCCCAAAATCGTGTATTCTATAAGAGTCAAAGGATTTCACCCCATGCAACTTACTTCCAAACGTCATTCTATGGTTGTTGAGTTTCGTCCACATTCCATTCTGACTGATAAGTTTGTCTACACATTGAAGTTCAAAGATCAAGCACAATCCATGCGATTGTTCTCCAAAAAAGAGATGATTGAAACGGTCAATTCTCGTCTCGATATTCATGGTTACACTGTCACAGATTTCCTGACTGAACCACAACAATACCTGCCCGCATCTTGTTAGTTTATGTCACTTATCAAACATTATCTTCATCAAAAAATGACTGAAACCACCGACAAAATCATCGACCGTGATGCACTCCAAGACAATATGATTCAACAGATCTTGGATGACATGGACATCAAAACAATGATGGCAATTCTTTATGATAACATGAGTGAGAGTTATGATAAGTATTCGGTTGATGAATTGATCGCGGAAGTTGAAGAATACTACCCACATTTGTTGGAAGATAGTGATGCTTGAGTTTCTGTTATCAACTGCTGTGATTGTTGGTCAGATGGATGTAACTCACAATTATATTCAAACTGACTTTCTAACAACAACTGGTGAGATCATTACTGTCACTCAATTCGACGATTCAATGCCAATGAGTAAAGAAATGGGAGGTTGCTAAACCAGTTGGCAAGGTGGCACACGATTCTGGCACAACGATCAGAATCGTGTATTCTATAAGGGTCAAAGCAATTGAACTCAAATGTTCTACTCTGCACTACAATCTTTGCCTCAGTTCATTGAAGAAATGGATGCCGATTGGGGCATGGTTTATGACTTCATGGAAGCACAAGTTGGCACTCTGACTGATGCTCAATGGGAAGAAGTTGAGGCAGTTTATCAACCCTTCATGAACGATTCGCGTTACTGATGACAACTGTTCTTCTTGGTTCGTTAATCATTCTCTGGTTCTTTGCCCCCAAATGGAAATGACTGTCATTCTTCAACCTCGCAAGATCAACAACACCACCTACGACATCCCCACGGTTGATGGTATGGACCGTTGCCAAATTAACAATCGTTTGCACTACATCAACGAAGAAATGTCTAAACTTCGTGCTACTCAAGAGGCACTGATTTCCATGCGTCAGCAACTCGATCGTCACAACGAAATGCAAGAGATGGGTGATCTGTTCGATGAAATGTTCGGAGGTTGAGATGTTATTTGTTTCTGGTAAATCCCCCCATCTCAGTATTACTCACCGAGTGTACGATTTTTTCACATCAACCTATGAGATTAGTTCTGATGTAGAAGTATTTCATACGAATCTCCGAGATGAAAACGCCCTTGGATTTACCGAGGTTAATGGTGAAGAACAGTTTGTGCAGGTTTGTAATACTTTAGATGAGAAGGAGTTTATTATCACTTTGCTCCACGAATTAGTCCACGTTGTGCAGAATGAGCAAGGCATGATTGACGAAGAAGAGAGAGAATCAGAAGCATACAATCTGGAGGGGATTCTTTATAGTGAGTTTCTCCACAGTTGTGAACAAGAATGTGTGCCACAAGTATTAGTGGCACAATAAATGAGCACAGGGATCTGATTCATGTATATTAAGAGAGTCAAAGGAACACAACCGATGCAACAAACACTCATTCAACACACAACTAACCCAAAAGAGATTGAGATTGGAGTAGAGTTTTTTCTTCCTACTGATGCACCACACTGGATTCCTAATGGGTTTGAAACTATCAGTGTGATTGTTGATAGTGAAGACCATGATGATGATCCTATTGTTGTTGAGGATGAAATTGCAGAAGCATGGTGTAAATCTCAAGGTGTAGTTTTCTCTCAAGTTATCAACGAACCCTGAGGTTCTTAATTCACATCAACCCCATTACATTTCTTTCATCATGACTTTCACTCAAGAAGAAACCAATGCCCTTTGTTATCAACCGTATTGGTACAATCTTGGACTGGATGATCGTATCACACTGGAAGCAATTCTTGAGGAGTACATTGAAGCAAACACTGATGATATTCTGGTTGATGATGCAAAGTATCTTCTGGAAAGGATTCAGAATCCTATCTTCAAGAAGTACAAAGATGTGATTCATTGTGGAGTTTCTCACTGACAATCATGACTGCATTTGTAACACCCAAGTCTAAAAAAGCAAAGAATCGGTTTTCTAATCTGATGGAATCAAACCCCGAATGTATCATCGAACAAAACAAAGGTGATCGGGTATTTCTAACATCTGCCAACAACAAAAACCATTTCTGGGTATTACTCAACAATGACAAAGATTGGGAGGTTGAGTTCTAATGACTATCGGAATCTTTTTTCTCATTGGTTACATCATGGGTGCTAGTCAAGTGCTCATTGTTCGTCGGATTCTCAAGTAATTTCATTCACTCATTGAACTCATGACTGACATTCAAAAGGATACAATGCTTGCCAACATTCTGGAGCAAGTACACTCACAAATCATGTATTTGACTGAAGAAGGTAGACTTGATGATGCAGTTGCATTGTATGAAGAATGGCAAGAACATTTCGATGAGAGTATCAAGGAAGTTCATGTAGTGACTATCAACAATTTGTGCCAATAGTTTAAGTGGCACAATAAATGAGCACAGGGATCTAAAACCTGTATATTAAAAGAGTCAAAGGAACACCACTCACTCATGCGTAAGATCGAACAGCAGATGAATGATGCCATTTCTAACAATCAGAACTGGCAATCTGCTAACACTTCTGTTCACTTTAACGAAGAAGAAAACCTCTCTGTTGTTCGTCTTCATGGTAACAAGATTGCAGAGATAGGTGAGACTTTTATCCGACTGTTTGATGGAGGTTGGCAAACAACAACTACGAAATCTCGTCTCAATGCTATTCTCTCTGAGCACGGAGATGTGGGTGATAAAGTATTCCAAAAGAACTTCGATTGGTTTGTTTCGATGAACACTGCCGAAGGAATTACCACCGTTCCGTTCTTTAATTCTATGCGTCTTGCCAACTATTGATGTCACTTTCTAAAACAAGATCTCCAAAAGAACTTCTCACCATTCACATGAAATTTCTCCTTGTTGTTATCATTGGTCTCCTTCTTTGGAATAACAATGATGCCCGTAAGTTCACTTCTAATATGTTACAACAAGCAAGTGATTTGATTGAACCTCAACCACAAACAATCGGTGAGAAGATTGATAGTTTCCTGAACTAATTCTATCAGTCCTAGTGATGACTCTAAACTCACTACATTTCCCTCTTATCTAACACTCACTCATGTCGGTTGATCTTTACATCGGTGCTCTGCAAGGTGCCAAGAATGGAAACGAAATGCTTGAAATTCTTGACCTGATTACTAACATCGAAACAGAGGATGATTCGTGGTTCACTGATCCTAACTCCAAGGCATCTTACCACCATTACTGATAACAAGAAGGGGGCATAAAAAACCCCCTTTTTTAACGCTTATAGATAAAGATTACCCTTTTTTAATATAATAAATGTGTTTTTAAATGTATATGCGTTGTTTATACGTTTTCCACATGTCTGTGGATAAGTGTGTGGAATATGTGGAAAAGTATGTGATTTAAGTGTTATTTTGTTGATTATTATTGTCTCTCTAAATGTCTATTAGTGATGGTATTTGTGTCTCTTTTAATGTTCCTGAGAGTAGTGATCTTTGCCCGCAATCTATCATCAACTCGCAGAAATGTCAAGCACCCCGATATAAGTTTTACCAGGGATTGACAATACAAAAATATCAGTCTCTCTTATAAATACTGATTGGAAGATTGACAATATCCCTCAGACATTCTATACTAGTTAAGTATCACCAACGGAGTCAATCATGTCAGTCGCTATCAGTCAGGCACAGAAGCAACGTTATAGAATCACCTTGGATTTAGAGGTGATGGATGACTTCGACCCGCATCAGATTAACTGGGAAGATCTATTTGAAATGGAAGGATCTGAGAGAGTAATTGACAGTTACGTAGAGGACCTGAGTGTACCTGTCCGTTGGTGAGTTTACGACGAAGGAGTAAACAAACGATCAGTGATTGTAGGGGAGTTAGTATAAAGAACTAAGCATATTTTTTGCAGAATGGAGTGATTAGTGTGCGGAAATAATATTGGCACACGATATAGGTACGGGGGTCAAAATGGTCTATTGTATAC